TCCTCGCCTGGTCCTCCGAAGACTTCCCTGGTCAGTCTTTCGATTTCTCTTTCTTTGGTGCATTTATCGCTCATATCTCTATAAGGTCTATCTTCCATGTTCGGGTTTTTATGTTAAAGGTTCCCCTGTTGGCGGTGAATCTTCGGTTTTTTAGGACGATTGTTGTCGCTTCTGAAATTGTGTAATTCGTGGCTCCGTTGGTCTGGATCTGCAGGCGGACGGTCCCGGTGTAGTTGGAGGTCAGATTGATCTGGTTAACTCCCAGCTGCAGCTCCTGGATGTTGCTTCTCACGGCTCCGTCTCCGTAGAGGAGGATCTCTGGTTTGTCCCATCTGTCTCCGCTGTTAAATGTTAGGGTCATCGCTCCGCTGATTCTGTCTCCTTCCTGCAGGATGTCGTTATTGGTATGGGCGTATGCGACTCCGGCGCTCTTTATTGCGGAGATTATATTAAGCCCAGAGGATAAAAATGGCGAGTCATACGAGGCGTTGTTCCAATTGCTAAAGGCAGCCGGGACCTGGGCATTATTGATGCTGTCTTGAATGTTCGCCAAGAAGGTAAGATCCGAACTGGTCTTTTCGGTCTCCATT